GGCGTGTCATCTTGCGGCGGGGCAAAGGCCAGGGCCAACAGTCGGGCAGCAGCCCGTCCTGCGGCGATGGGACCGCCCGCAATATCTGCCGTCAGCAGATCGCGCGCCGTCCCGTCCCAGCCCCCGCCCCGCAGTCCTGCGGCCAAAACCGACAGGACATCGCGGGCGGAAAACCCTTGCGTATCGAACCGTTCAATCAGACCAAACAGCGTGTCGCCGTTCATGCCTGTTTCCAGTTCAGCCAAGGCACCCAGGGTCAATTTGCAGACCAAGGGGGTGCCGTTGACCGTCAGGGTCACTTCGCCCGCGTATGGGTTGCCCATCAGAGTGCTGTGAACTGCAACAGACCCGCCGATGCCAACGACATGTCGTATGTCGCTTCGCCGTTGTGGGTGCCTGCATATTCCAAACCCGCCACTTGGAACGGGCCTTCGATCACGCCAAAATCAGGGACGATGATTTCAAATTGGGGCGTCGCACTGTCGAAGAAAATTTCGCGAATGCGGCCATCGGTCAGCGCGTCTTTGAACACGCCCGCCCCGGAAATGGATGCGGATTTAACACCCGCCCCGCCCAAAAGTTCGCGCCAACCATCGGTGCTGTCCAAGTTGGTGACATCCACCGTTTCGGCGTTAAAGCTGATGCGCGTGGCCCGCAGACCCGCCACCGTTTGGAACAAACCGTTCCCATCCATATCGACCTTCAACAACAGGTCGCGACCATTTTGTGCAGCCATGTCTTAATACTCCTTAATGAAAATCAGTTGTCTTGAACGCGGGCGCGGAACACCAAGTCCACGCGGCGGGTTGTGCCGTTGTCGGACCTGGCCGCTTTGGCCCGCAAGAACCACAGCGCCACCAAATGCCCGCGCGACAGGGCCAACGATGCCCCACCAGCGCGTCACAGGCCGCCGCCGCAATGTCTTTGGCGGTTTGAAACCCCGCCTGGTCTGTCACCACGGACACCGAAAATTCGTGGAACGCCCCGTCGGCGCACACGTCGGAGGCATCCTTCACCTCCTCCGGACCAAGGGTGACGTATGTATTGGGCGGTGTGCCGGGCGGGGTGGCGTCATAAATATCGCTGCCCACCAGCGCGGTCAGGGCCGCGTCCCCGGTCAGCTGCGCGTATACTGCCGCTTGCAGGGCACTTCCAATGGCATAGGTCATGTCAACACCTCCTCGGTGCATAGGCATTCCAGGGTGCGCGCTTGGGGGTCGCGTTCCACCACGGCGTGGATTTCAAACAGGCGGATCCCTTCGGCAAAGCGCTGGCCCGGTTTGGGGCGTGACGGGGCACCAAAAGGCGCGGCGCGGACCGTAACGGCGATGGATGTTTGCGACTGGCGCAGATGATCCACCTCGCCCGCGCCGCCGCTTCCGGCGCGGATGTCAGCCCACACCGTGCCCAGCGGCACCCAGGTTTCGGCAAAGCCCCCCGCCCCATCGGCGGTCTGGACTTTTTCTTCCAAGATCAGGCGGCGGTTCAGCGGTTTCATCGCGCCCCGCCCCCCAAAATCCGCACCGTCTTGTAGCGTTCCACCAGGACCGCCACGCCAAACGGCAGCGACGTATCAGGAATGCCCAGGGCATTGCGGTTGTCATAATAATGCGACGCCAGCATCAGCACCGCTTGGGACAGATCGGCGGGCAACATGGTGAACGTAGCCGCGAACCCGGCCGTGAACCGAATGTTGATGGACCCGCGCGGCGTGATGGCCGGCAGCAACCCCGCATGGGACGCAATCCGGGGGCGTTGGTGGTCTTGTTCCAACACAAAATCCAACAGCGGCAGCGGCGTGGCATTGCCCGCCCGGTCCAGCATCGTCACCGACACCAGCCCCGTGATGGGGGCCACGGGCAAGGGCTGACACACGCGGTCGCGCCAATCGGTCAGGCCCCAGGAAAATTCGCGGGTCAACAAAATCTTGCCCGTGCGTGCCTCAATGGCGGCCAGGGCTGCGCGCAGGAAACTTTCCAACACGCTGTCTTGCACCCCGTCATCGGCAAAGCCTGTGCCCAGGCGCAGGTGATCCTTAAACGGACCCACCGGCAGGGCGGCGGACGGGATCGTGGTCTCTTCGACTAACATCATCTTTCACAGGCTCCGAAGTTACGGGGCCCCCTCGGGGCAAAAAGTTAGGACGGGCGCGCGACCCACAAAGCGTTGCTCGGACGGAGGGGGAGCAGCTAGACAACGCTTCAAAGAAAAGGGCGCGCGCCCGCGAGGTCAGGGGCAAAAGCCCCCACCCCATTCGCGGATCCAATTAGGCCGCGAATTTCAGCAGTTTGATCGCCGCGAAATCGCTGACGTCGCCGCCCACGCGCTTAGTGGCGTAGAACAGAACGTGCGGTTTGGCGGAAAACGGGTCACGCAAGATGCGCGTGTCGGGACGTTCGGCCACGGTGTAGCCTTTGCCAAAGTCACCAAACGCAATGGCGGGTGCCCAGCTGGCGATGTCGGGCATGTCTTCAGCCGTCAGAACCGGGTATCCCATCAAGCGCGCAGGCTGGCCGTCGGCCAAACTGTCAGCCCACAAGAAACGGCCATCGGCGTCTTTCAACTTGCGCACGTCGCCTGCGGTTTTGGAGTTCATCACAAAAGACGCATTGGCGCGGTAATCCGCCCCCAAGGCATAGACCAGATCGATGATCGCATCCGCCGGGTTGGCCGTGTCAAACGCGCCGTCTACGCCGGACCGGATGTGGCCCAATTCGCCCCACACCTCTGACCCGTTGTCGGCGGTGTTATAGGTCAAGAACCCTGTGGGTTTGTCCACGCCGTCGCCGTTCACAAAGGCCGCTGCCTCTGACGCGGCGAACTTGTCGGCGATTTTGCTGGCCAGCCAGGTTTCCACGTCGAACGCGCTGTCATCCAGCAACCGTTGCGATGCTTTGGGCAACGCGGACAATTCGTGCAGGGGGATGGTGATCCGGTCCACCGTGGGCGTGCCCGTTTCCACCGATGTGGCGGTTTCCGTGGCCCAGCCTGTGCCCGCATCTGAATGATCGATCAGCACGTCAAAGGACGTGGCTTCCACGTTCACCACATTGGCAATGGCCCGGATGGAGGCCGTGCCCGTCAGCACCGACTGAATGTTGGCGGCGGTTTCTGGGTCCACCAGATAGCCCCCGTCGCCCGCCACAGCCGTGGACATGGCTTTGCCGTCCAGTTGCAACCCGCGCAGGGCGTCGTCATCGCCCGAACGCAAATACGCGTTAAAGGCTTTTTGGTGGGGGGCATCGGCCTGGGCCGAGGTGGCCAAAGCCGGGCGGGCCAGGCTTGCTGATTTGCGATCCATCATCATCAGTCGCTCTTCCTGTTTTGTAAGTTGGGTTTGAATGTCAGATTTGAAATGGCTCAGGTCCGTGACGAAACCGGCTAAAGCCGTCTTCATCTCTGTGGCCGGTGACGCGGGCGCCCCGGTCTGGTCCGATGTCTGAGCTTTGGTCTCAGGGTGTGTCATCAAATGGTATCCTTTGATGGGGTTGGGGCCGTATTTGTGGCCAGCATTACCCGGGCCATTTCAAACGCCTGGGCAATTTCGGAAATCGGTTCTGGGCTGTCGGACTTGGTACCGCCCAGTGCATCCGGCGTTACATCCGGCGTGGTATCTGCTTGGGCCCCAACGCGGGCTTCGGGCAGCATGGGGAACGTCACCAATGACACTTCCCACAGTTCCAATTCATCCAAGATGCGCTGGCCCTGCCCGTCCTTGTGGGATTTGATGGTGCGGTACCCGATGGACAGCCCGTCCATGGCCCCCGCTTGCAACAAACTTGCAGCTTCCGCCGCGCGGGGCACGTCGGACAACAAACGGCCCTGCACGTACAGGCCCTTGTCGTCTTCGCGCACCTCGTCCCACACGCCGATGGGTTGGGCGGGATCGTGTTGCCACAGCATTTTCACGCGGCGGCCCGCATCACCCAAAGCTTTCAACGACTTGGCATAGGCCCCCGCCGCCACTACATCGCGGCCTTGGTCGGGTTTGCCAAAGAAGCTGGCATAGCCTTCGATGGCCATGGAATCTTCCACTTGGGCAACAGTTTGGATACGGCTGAACTTGTGTTCCAGCCCGAGGGTATAGGTCATAATGTCGGTCCTTGGGTCTAAGGGGTGACGGTCATAAAGGATTGAAACGCCTGGGTCAGGATGGCACCCGCCACCCCAAACACAGTCAGCCACAGACGTTTTTCCAACCGTTCCATCGCTTCTTCGATGCGGTCCAAACGGGTGTTCAGCATCTCAAATTGAAGGGCGGCCAGACGTTCGTTCGCCTCTATTCGCACGGCGGGGTCGAACATCTTGGGGTCATAGGCCAGGCGGTATTCTTGCTGTTCACTCATCACCAGTCCCCACAGGCAAACCCAGTAATTGTCGCTTTTCCGCCTCTGACAAGAAGTCAGCACCAGTGATGCGGTTCCATTGGGCGTCGCGTTCGGTGGCCAGTGCGGGCACTTGGTCCAAATCCACTTTCAACTGGGCATCTGGGCCCACCAGCCAGTTGGACAGCGCCGCCACAACCCGGTCCGCCAGGGGCAAAACCGTGTGGCGGTAAAACGCCCGGTTCGCTTCGGCATAATTGGCATAGGTGGCATCCCCTGGGATCCCCATCAACATGGGCGGCACCCCAAAGGCGGTGGCGATTTCGCG